TGTGGCGCAGCTACCGCCGGAAACTGTGGCGCAGCTACCGCCGGATACTGTGGCGCAGCTACCGCCGGAGACAGTGGCGCAGCTACATCGCGCGGGAGCGCGTCCGTTGGCGCAAATGGCATTGCGTGTGCGCGCAGTGACGCACCTATGGCAAGGGGCGGCATGGGCGCTGTGCTGGTGCTCGTTGAAGAACCATCGGACAGCTATAACATCGCGCACTGGAAAGCCGTTGAAGTCGATGGCAAAACGGTGAAGGCGGATACGTGGTATCGGCTGGTAGACGGCAAACTGGTGGAAGCAGGTGACGACGAATGAAGGTATTCGGAGATCCGCGCGCACGGGCAAAGGCGCGCCGCTACATCGTCTGGGGCATCGAGGACGGCATCGTCTGTGCGAGCTTCCTCGGCGGCATCGCGCTGGCCGGGTGGGTGTTTCACGTGATCTTCACGGCGCTGGGGGTGGCGTGATGACAGAACAACAGCGCCGTGTGCATAACGCATACAATCGGGCGTACTACGCGCAACACCGCGACCGCATTCTCCAAAACAAGCGCAATAACCGCGAAGCGCGCAACGCATATATGCGCAAATACCGCGCGGCGAACTACGAAAAGCTGTCTGCATACTACAGCGACAGACGGCGCAAAAAATCGCGTGACACCGCTTTCGGCGCGTTCTTGCGGGAAAACGGTATCACGCAGACAGCAGCGGCAAAAATGCTTGGCGTGTCTGTATCAACGGCCAACTGCTGGGCGAACGGAATCACAACCGCGAACGAAGATAAGATCCGCGCGGTGTGGCCGGAGTATGGTGGTGGGAAATGATGAAACACCTCGGCGATATCACAAAGCTCGACGGCGCTGCCATCGAGCCGGTGTGGTGCGTGACGGGCGGGAGCCCGTGCCAGGACCTGAGCATCGCGGGCAAGCGTGCCGGTCTCGCAGGCGCGCGAAGCGGCCTGTTTATGGAACAGATCAGAGTGATAAAGGAGATGAGGAAACATGACAAGCAGCTTGGCTGGGCAGGAGAGCTTATTCGCCCGAGATACATGGTGTGGGAGAACGTCCCCGGAGCGCTCAGCAGCAACAAAGGCCGAGACTTCGCGGCCGTGCTCGAGGAAACGATCCGCCTCGTCGAACCGGAAGCCCCCGGTATTGAAGTGCCTGCAAAAGGCTGGCCTACCTGGGGCGGGTATCGGGACGTGGACGGACGATGGAGCGTGGCTTGGCGAGTACACGATGCGCAATACTGGGGAGTGCCCCAGCGTCGTCGTAGAATCGCGCTTGTCGCAGATTTTGGAGGTGACACCGCACACGAAATACTCTTTGAGCGCGCGGGCGTGTCAGGGGATCTTACGCCGTGCGGCGAGGCGGGGGAAAGACCTGCCGGAGATGCTGAAGCAGGTGCTGCTTATGCAGTCCGCATCAGGGGGGGGCTGTGACGGAGGAGGAAAAGGTGCGCTGATCCAGACGGAGAAGTCCGGCACGCTGGGCACGGGAAATGACCAGACGATTTTTCAGGGCGTGACATACGGAATCTGCTCTTATGCCAGCAACAGTATGATGTCCGGCAATCCCCACAGCGGGATCTACGAAGCGGACACCAGCCGGACGCTGGACCTCAACGGCGGGAATCCGGCTTGCAACCAGGCCGGCATCGCGGTGGTGCAGCAGGTCTTTGATATGACGCACGCCTGCGATGTGATCCGCGAATGCGGAGATATTGCGCCGAGCCTGCAAGCGCGAATGGGGACAGGCGGGAACCAGATACCGCTGACATATCAGATGCAAGGCTTTGGCGATTACCGCCAGGCTGACGTTTCCAGCGCGTGCAAACAGCGGGACTACAAGGACAGCACGGATCTGGTTGTCGGCTTAGACGGCGAATGCAATTCCTACACCGAGCAATATGGAACGCTGCGCGCGCACACATCCGGGGATGCGGAAGAAACGGTTATGTCTCGCTGTGTCGTGCGCCGCTTGACGCCGCTGGAATGCGAACGGCTACAGGGCTTTCCGGACGGCTGGACGGACATCGGCGACTACACCGACAGCACCGGCAAGAAGCGCAAGACCTCCGACAGCGCGCGGTACAAGGCGCTCGGCAACAGCATCGCGCTTCCGTTCTGGCGATGGATGTTCGGGCGCATGGCGGCCTATCTGCCGGAAGGTGCGACACTCGGCAGCCTGTTTGATGGTATTGGTGGCTTCCCGCTGTGCTGGGAAGATGTACACGGCATCGGGACGGCGATCTGGGCAAGCGAGATTGAGGAGTTTCCGATCGCCGTGACAAAAAAGAGATTTGGTGGTGAAAACATGATCCATTACACACTGAACGTAGAACCGCCGGTTGAACCGCCGGAGTACACCTGCCCGCGCTGCCCGGTGTGCGATGCGGAGACGGACAAGCTGCTGCGTGACCGATGGGGCAACATCGTCGGCTGCCCGGAATGCGTGAAGGAGGTAGACGCATGGACATTGTAAGTGACACCTACATTCGCGGCGGCATCCCGCAAAGCCGCTATTGCCGCAGTTGTGCGCACTATCAGGTGCTTTCCGGCTGCAGCAATAGCAAGGGCGAACCCGGTGCACGGGTGTGCCTGTACATCCTCGACACCGGCCATCGGCGGGGATGCTTGCCCGGCCCCGGCTGCGATAAGCGCATTACATTCGCGCAGTGGCGCAAGAGCAAGCGCGGCCGCGCCGTTCTGCGGCAGAAGCACAGCCAGAGCCGCCCAAGAAAACGGAGGGCAGCACCATGACGACTGGCCGCGCAACCCTGCGCTATATCCTCGCCCGGGCACGCATCTACTTTTCTGACGAGCACATTGCCTGCGATTACTGCCCGTGTCTGGAAACATACAGCCGCAAGCAGTGCCGCCTTACCGGCGAGTATCTGCTCGACACACGCACCATCGGGTACCACTGCCCGCTGGAGTTTGAGCCGGAAGGAGGCGAAACACCATGAACAAATTCCGTTGCCTGCGCGCGGATGAGATCGAGTGCCGCGTGCAGCAGGTCAAGGATAACGGTCTTATCCTGCTGCTCTACAAAGACGCGCGCTGCGACATGATTATCTTGGACGAGACGGTCGGCGCGATGAACTGGCAGCGAGAGCACCGGCGCGATAACGCCAACTGCGTCGTCTCCATCTGGGACAGCGAAAAAGGGCAGTGGATCAGCAAGGAGGATACCGGCAAGGAATCCAACACAGAGGCGGAAAAGGGCCTCGCGTCCGACAGCTTCAAGCGCGCGTGCGTCAACTGGGGCATCGGCCGCGAGCTGTACACTGCACCGTTTATCTGGATCCCGGCAGGAAACTACACTGCCAACGGCCGCAAGTGCTATGACCGATTCGCGGTCGAGAAGATCGAATACGTGAAAAATGACGACGGCTCCGACCGTCACGAAATCCTGAACCTATCCATCCGAAACGCAACCATGAACAAGCGCGTGTTTGTCCACATCGGCAGCACCGCAAAGAAAGGAAGTAAATAACCATGATTATTCGCACCAGAACCGGTGATTGCATCGTCGCCGGGAGGCTCTCCCGCGACGCAGAGTTTTCCAACGTGGGCAAAAAAAACTCGCCCCTGACGAAGTTTAGCATTCCAGCCCGTGACACCGTGCAGCCGGACGGCAGCAAGCAGACCGAATGGATTAGCTGCGAGGTATGGTATGAGGCTGCCATGAATGCCGCGCAGCTCAAAAAGGGCGATGCCGTCATCATCTGTGGCCAGCTCTCCACGCACAGCTATACCACGCGCAACGGCGAGACGCGCACCGAAGAGTGCCTGCGTGCGGACGCCTTTGTCAAAGCGTCCGTCCCGGTCTCTTCTGCCAGCGTAGATCAGCTTGCCGCCGCCTATCCCGGCGTCGTGCGCGGCGTCGGAGTTGTCGCGGACGACTTCACGAATGAACCAAAGTTTGAGGAACTGCCGGACGACGAATCCGACCTGCCGTTCTAACCGGGGCGCGCCATGGCAGAAAAGCGAATGTTCGCGCGCTCGCTCATCGACAGTGATGCGTTTCTGGAGATGCCGCTCTCCGCGCAGGCGCTGTATTTCCACCTGAATATGCGTGCGGATGACGACGGGTTTATTAACAATCCGAAGCGCATCACGGACTACGTCGGCGCGGCGGCTGACGATCTGAAGCTGCTCCTTGCAAAGCGCTTTATCATCGTCTTTGATTCCGGTGTCATTGTCATCCGGCACTGGCGCATGCACAACACGCTCAAAAGTGACCGATACCATCCTACAAACTATCAGGAAGAGTTTGCAACGCTCTGTCTGGAGGAAAACAAGGCTTACTCCGAGCGCCCGCAGACGACACCTGCCGCAGAACCGGCCAGAGTGGAAAAGCCAGCCGCGCGCCCGGCGCAAAAAGCCGCCGCAAAGTCTCCGGAAAAGAAACCCTATGGAGAAATGCACAACGTCATGCTCGCGGATGACGAGCTGGAAAAGCTCCAGCGGGATTACCCGCACGACTACGGAACATATATTGAGCGCCTGTCCCTGTACATCACCAGCAAAGGCGCGCGGTACAAATCCCACTACGCCGTCATCCGGCAGTGGCTGGTGAAAGACGGCGTGAAGGCCGAGAGCGAGAAGCGCGCGCCGGTCTCCGGTAAGGACGACCTGGACAAAGTGGAGCGAATGCTCGCCGCAATGCAAGGAGGTGTCGCGAATGGCGACCATGTTAGCCCTTGACCCCGGCAACCGGGAAACTGGCTGGTGCATCGTCGATACGATCACCCGCGCCCCGGTGCAGGGGGGGAAGGACGAGAACACGCTCGTTTCCGGCATTGTGTCCGGCGGCGCGTTCACCGTTGCCGCGATTGAGATCATCGAATCTTACGGCATGGCGGTCGGGCGCGACGTGTTCGAGACGTGCGAGTGGATCGGGCGATTCAAGCAGTTGCTCGACGATCGCGGCGTACCGTACCACATCGTCACGCGCAAAGAGGAAAAGCTCAATATCTGCGGCAGCCCTCGCGCGAACGATACCACCATCCGCCACGCGCTCATTGACCGCTTCGCGTCGCACGACTTCCGCAGCGGTAAGGGCACGAAAGCAAACCCGGACTTTTTCTACGGCTTCCGCGCCGATCAGTGGAGCGCGTATGCCGTTGCAACGACCGCCATCGACCGGGCGGAGTACGAAAAGGAGAGTGTAACCGATGGTATTGACTGAGGACATCGTCTTTGCCGTGCGCGATTTGCTCGACAACGACAAAGGCAACCTGAATTTTTCACCGGCTTCGCGCTATGCGGTGCAGAAGCTGATCGACTATGCCGAGCAGGAGCATGAGCAGCGGGAAAAAGCGGAAACCATACTCTGTAACGAGCGGCGCAAGGCGCTGGCGTTTTCCGCCGAGGTGGCGCGGCAGGAACGCACGATCGACGACTTGCGGCAGCAGTTGTCGTTTATGCAGCAGGCGCGGTGGGACGCGGGGGTGTGAATATGGACGTGGTAGAATTTTTTAGCGAATTCAGACGGATGTGTAAATCGACCAGCGATTGCACAAAGTGTGAGTATCACGGCGACAAATGTGATAACGCCATTGAGCTTTTTGAAAAAACCGTTGCGATGGTGGAACAGTGGTCAAAGAAGCATCCGCACAAGACGCGGCAAAGCGTGTTTTTGGAGCAGTGGCCGAACTGCATGATGGACGATGATGGCATTGTCGGGATGTGCCCAAGAAATATTGACAAGATGTATATCTGCAATTTAAGCCGATCTGGTGGGTGCACAGATTGTCGCCGCAAGTTCTGGATGCAGGAGGTGGAGTGATGGGGGCGAATCAGTGAATGCGATTTTGAATTACCCCGGTGCAAAGTGGGGCATGGCACAGGAAATCGTGCAAATTATGCCGCCGCACAGATCCTATTTGGAGCCGTTCGCCGGTTCTTTGGCCGTGCTTTTCAGCAAACCGCGATCGGCGATCGAGACCATGAACGACATCGACGGGGATATCGTGAATTTCTTCCGCGTTCTGCGCGCAGAGCCCGAGCGGCTTGCCCGGGAGATCAATTTAACGCCATATGCGCGCGCAGTCTTTGATGATGCGCACGAGAATCGCGGAGAAACAGACTTCGACCGCGCGGTGCGGTTCTGCATCCGTAGCAGGATGGGGCACGGCTTCAAGACGTATCAAAAGACCGGATTCAAAATCGACGTTTATGCGCGTGAGCGCAGTTACTGCCTGAACTGCTGGAACGATATGCCCGAGAACATACGGGCCGCGGCCGAGCGGCTGAAAGAAGTACAGATAGAGAATCGCCCGGCGCTGGAGCTGATTCGGCGTTTCCGGCACGAGAACGTGCTGATCTATGCAGATCCGCCGTATTTGCTTGAAACGCGCAGCGGAAAGCAGTATCGGCACGAAATGACAGACGCAGACCACGAGGCATTGCTGGCAGCGCTGAAAGCGCACCCGGGGCCGGTCATCCTATCCGGGTATCATTCGCCTATGTATGACAGTGAACTGCACGGCTGGAACATCATCGAGCGGAAGGCCTATAACCAGAATGGAAATAGGCGCACGGAAGTGCTCTGGTGCAATTACGAAATACCGACATTGATCTGATAAGGAGGACAACATTGAAATGAACAGGCTTACGTTTGACGGCAATTTCTGCGAAATTGCTCAGTGCCGGGAGCTGCCGTGCACGCACGGTGGTAGCTGCACACAGCGAAAGGTGTGGGAAAAGCTCAAAGCCTACGAGGATCTCGGCTTAGAGCCGGAGGACTACAAGTGCACCTTAAATATAGACATTATTGTCCGCGCGGCGGCTATTGCGCTTGGCGTGCCGGTCGAACAACTATGCAATATAGTGAAGCTTGGGAAGGCCGGGCGCTTGATGGTACTGCCGGAAAAAGGAGAAAGCGATGGCTGAATACGCGAAAATCGAAACAGCGATGGTAATCATATGCGATCTGTGCGGAAGTTTATATCCGGACGGATATTCCCAGGAAAAATGTGGTTTGGGGAAATGCGATTGGATGGAGTATCTCAAAGAGACCGCCGCCGACGTTGCGCCGGTGGTGCATGGGCGGTGGGCGCATCTTGGCGGAGACGAGTGGTGCTGCTCTGCGTGTGGATTTGTTATCACCACTGAGGGCAGTTGGGATAAGCCAACTAAAAAATATTGTGAGGATTGCGGCGCGAGAATGGACGGTGACGACGATGCCAAAGCGGATTAACCCGCGCCGGAGACCGGCGACGATGGCAGACGTGCAGCGCGCAAAGGATACGGCGACGGCGGATGCCTGCCGGGTGACGCTGGCGATCTTTTTCACGGCGCTGCTAGACAAAGAAGGCATGGAAGCCGAGCAGCTGCAGCGCATCTGGCGCGAAGTAGAGGCGCTGAGCGAGAGCGTGCGCGATGGCTATGTATCAGCGCCCGACCTGATCCGCGTTCTGCGGGAAGAGTACGAGATCGACATTGTAGGAGGGTGAAGCCATGCGCAGAAAACCGCTCGCGCCGCTTACGCCGGAACAGCAGCAGCTCGCGGCTGACAACGAGCGTCTGATCTATCTTGCGATCCACCGCTACGCGCCGGACGAGGACGCCGATGAGCTGTATGGGCACGCTGCCGAGGGCTTGCTCCGAGCCGCAAGTACATACGATCCAACGCGCGGAAAGTTTTCCACACACGCTATGTGGTGCATTCGCAGCGAGATCGCGCACCGCAAGAAGTACGCGCAGCAGCGCAAGCGGTCCGGTATGCTTATTTTGTACACGGACGATAATGACACAGCGTTTGACAGCGCCGGTAAGTACGATCACACGCAGCGCGGTGCAGTCAAGCCAAAGGATCGACCGCACAAAGATTTCGACGATTCCGCGGCGGATATCAGCTGTTTTCTGGACTGTCTCACGCCGGTGCAGCGTCAGACCGTGTGCCTGCGCATGGCAGGGTATACCTACGCAGACATTGCCGACATCCGCGGCGTAAAACCGCAGGCGGCTTATCAGGCTGCGCAGTTTGCCGCAAATCGATGGCTGGAATATAACGACACCGGCGATGCCGGAACATCTGAAAACAGGAGGAAATAACAATGGAAGCAAACGCAATGTGGGAAGGCGTGCGCAACGACGCGCGCAACGAGCTCCGCCTCAGCATCCTGACGGATGCGATCTTCAACGCCGCCCGGCTGAACTACAGTGGCGAAAAGCTCGCCTTTGACGATGACGAGCTTTGTACCGTGCTTCGGGCAATGTACCCGGATGACTACGACGGCGTGCTTGGAAATCTGCAAGCGCTCAAAGCGGAAGAGGAGGCAAAGGACGGTGACGCATTTTGACCCGTGCCGAAATTCTGAAGGCCGCAGAGCGCTGCGTCTGTACCGACCGAAATCAGCAGTACGGTGAGCCGGAGGACAATTTCCGCACCATCTCCATGCTTTGGAGCGTTTACCTCTGTGCGCGCGGCATGGATCAGCCGCTCGGTGCAGCCGATGTCGGCGCAATGATGGCGCTGTTCAAGCTCGGCCGCATCGCAACCGGAGGCGATAAAGCGGATAACTTCATCGACCTCGCCGGATATGCCGCCTGTGCCGGGGAAATTTCAACGGAGAGCGGGCGCGACCGCAAAGACGTGAAATGTAGCGCGGAGAATAAAAGCCGCGCAGAGACGCAAAAAACAGTCTCAGCAGAAAAAGCACCGCACAAGACCACGTTCGCAGAGAACAAAAATGTTCGCATGGCGCGCGGCCTCGACGGGCGGTATATCGTCACGACCGGCTGCACGGTGATGGAAGCTCCGAGCCTCGCGGAAGCGATGCGCATCATCGCGGAGTATGAGCATACCGGATCGTAAACGAAAGCACATAAAGCAAAGCAGCACGCAGGATATGCGTGCTGCTTTCTTGTTGTGTGTTTGTCACGAGAAGAGCTTCCAGAGCTGGTTGAACTGCTTCGCGGTATAGCCGTTTTGCATCGCCCACGCATACAAATCTGCTTTCTTGTACTTCCGCTGGCTGGTTCCCGGCTTCGTCGCGTACTTTGCCTGATAAAAGTCCACGATCTGCTTCAGCTCGTACCCGCCGTTGTATGCGGTCTCGAACTTATCCTGTGTGCCCTCGCTGAGCTGCTGCGCCATGATGTTGAGCATGAGATTGTCGCCGCCGCGCTTGTTCCCGGCGGTTTTCAGGACAGACTGCAGCACATTGCCGGTTTTCGTGCGCTTGTCCTCCGGCAGCGCGTCCTTTGCCGTGCCGAGCATCGCCTTGTATACGGCGTTCTCGCCGATCGTGCCCGTGCTTTTCGTCGTCCAAGCCGGAGTGTCGCCGCCGTCGAGCTTCGCCTTCTTCTTGCCGGCCGATGTTGCGACTTCCAACAGGTTTTGAATCGCGGCCGCTTTCTCCGCGTCGCTCGACTGCTTGTATACCGAACTCCGAATGACTTTCTGAATGTTGTCATAGGCCGTCTGGCCATATGCCATCTGGTACTGCCGCCTCTCGTCCTGATCCAGCGACACTTTTTCGCCGTCTCTGTTTCCACTGTTTGGCGCTTTCTTCTCCGGATATTTTATGTCGATGTTCTCGCCAAGCCGGTACAGCTCTTGGTTCACGGCGCTCGTCCGGTACTTCGTCACGCTGCCGGGATTCAGTGTCGCGTTCAGGAAGTTTTCTGCTGCCGTGCCGGTGTATTTCTTCTCCTGCCCCCAGTTGTCCAGCGCAGCCGGAAGCGTTTCCCGAAGCCCCGGGATCTTGCTCTTCATCGCGCTCAGACTGTTTTCCCACACGGTGTCGCCGTTGTAGGTGTCGCGCACCGTCCCGTCAACCCCCTGCGCCACGCCGGACACGACGTTTGGCACAAAGCTGGTTGCCTGAGACGCGCCATAGCGGAACGTCGCGTCCGCAAGCTTGCCGCCCGTGGTGTCCGCTTTGGAGTACTTGAGGCTGTTCTCAATCTCCTGAAACTGCGACATAGCGGGCAGATCCATCACGCTCTGAAAAGCAGATTCCAGATTGCCGCCCGCAACGTTTGCAAACGTCAGGCCCTCGTCCTTGTAGCAGTCTGCCAGCAGTGCGCCATAGGTCATCTGCGCGTTGATCGGGTCGAGGAAGCCGATAGATACCAGGTCGTCCCCGTCGCGCCACTCCGTGCTTTCTCCGGCAATCCACCGGTTGAGTGCACTAAGGTTAAGCTGCGTGCCGCTCACGCCCTCGGACTTTTCGAGCGCTTCCTTGTCCTTGTCGTCGTCTCCGGCGACGTTCATGATACCGGCCCCGGCAAGCACGGCAAAAAATGCGATGCCCATCGTGCCGTTGAACGCGCGGCCGAAATCCGTCACAGCCTTCGCCTGTTCGGATGCGGTCAGCGTTCCGGCCTTTGCCTTGTTTAAGACTTTGACGACCTCCGCACCGGCGTTAATAAACCCGGCAGGGGAGTATTGAATCGCTGCGCTCGCAATGTTGCCGGGCACGTTTGTGAATGGCAGGATGAGATCGCCCACTCCGAAGCTGCCGCCGCGCTTGTCCTTAATGCTAAATACGTTCAGCGCTCTCCGCACGACACCCGTCGCCTGCGCGAGCTTGCCTTCGTTCTGGAACGTGCGTTCCCTTGCGATTTCCTCCGCGCGGCCGTCAAGCGCGCCTTTTGCCACCTTGCCCTTAGCTTCCAGCGCGTCAATTCCGCGCTGCGCTTCCGCCTGAATACCGCCTTTTTGCATCTGGTCAGTCGTGACCATGGCATAGTTGCTGTATTTTTCCCACGTGGAGAGAAACCGCTCCAGAAAGTTGCCGGTCATCTTGAACGACCTGCTGCCGCCGGTTTCGTATTTGCCCTGCGCGTTGGAAACGCTTGCGTCAAGGCCGGTTTCAATGTACGACTTGAGCGTTGCCTCGCCCATGCCTTTTCGTTTCGTCTTGGAGAAATAGCTCTTATCCGCAGCTACGGAGCGTGTGCCGGTGTATTTCGAAAGCAGCATGTCCAGCCCGACGCCGATGTTGTTTGACACGGCCTCTACCGGGTCATACACCATATTGCCGACAAGGTTTCTGCCAGGCGTCGCCGGTTTCGAGAGCATGGACAGATAACGATAGGCTTTGATCTGTTCGAGCGTGGACGGTTTCGCGTAGTCATACGCAATGCCGCGCACCTGGCTTGCGGCAACGTCACGCAGAAACGCTTCGCCACCCGGCAGTTTCTTTGCCTGCTCAAGCGCCTTTTCCATTGTTCTGCCCATCTTGTTCGACCACAGGCCGTTTGTGCGCCGCTCCGTGCTCATGCCTTTGATGAGGTCAACCACGCCGTCCACGTCGCCTTTTTCGATGCTGCGCAGCTTCTCTGCATTCTGGCTTACGCTGTCGAGAATCTTCTTGCGCTGCTCGTCCGACATTTTGCGCGTGCGCTCGCTGTCGCTCAGCAGTTGGATCGCGTCCGCTTCCATTAGCGCCGGGTCAGACGCGAACTGCCGCCGCTGCCGCAGCGCCTGACCGGCTTCCGTGCCGTGCGCATCCCATTCTTTCATGAGCTTTGCCACTTCGGCGTATGCATCTTTGCTGCCGCTCTCGCGCGCCTTGGCCACTTCTTTGACGATGATCTTGTGTGCAAGCACCGTGTCGGTGTCGTCCCAGTCCTGCTTTGTGCCGAACAAGTCTGCCTTTTCGCCCTCGTAGTCCGATTCAAAGCGCTCCTGCGCCTTCGCGTTTACCTCTTCGTCATGGTTGACTTTGTGCGTCCGGTCTTCCGGCCTCAGCCCTTGCATTGCACGCTCGTCGTCGGTGAGCACGCCGTCGGTCGAGTGCGTCTGTGTCCGCGCTTCGTCATAGCCAAACTCCGCGGATTTTGCGCCCTGTCCTTCCGGCAACGTTCCGCGCTGCCCGGCATCCGTCTCTGCCTCTCGCTGCTGCACGTCTGCAAAATTGTCACTGTTTTGTGCCTCAACCGCGTTTTCGGCGCTTTCATTCACAATTTCACCCGTTTTTTGTGACTGTTCTTCGCTCTTCGCGGTCTCACCGGTGATGTTCTGCGTCAGCGCCACGCGCTTGATCTGCGCGCGCTGGTCGGCCTTCGTTCCGGTCAACGTTTCGCCGGTCTGGCGTTCAAACTCCGTGCGCAGCCCAGCGTCAGCGAGCACGCGGTTCGCCTCGCTGTTCGAGATAATTCCCTTTTTCAGCAGCGTGCGCACAGTCGCCTGACTGTCTTCGACCTGTGCGGTCTCGACCGGTGCGGCCTCTGCCTGTGCTTCTGCGGCGATATTTTCCGCCTCTGCCGGTTTCGCGCTTGCTTCTGCGTTTACGCTTGCGGCCGGTTCTCCGGCGCGCAGAGCGGCATTTTTCTGCGCGTCTATGCCCTTGGCGATGCCCGCCGCCGTGCCGAATGTAGACAGCACCGCGCCGATCATCGCGTCATACGCAGACTGCGCAAGCATTTCCTTCGCGCCTTCTGCCGTCGTGTAGCTCGATTTTGCCGCAGCGCCCTTGTCGTAGATCGCGCGGATCGCCGGGTTCAGGATGTCGGCCACGGCTTCCTCTGCGCCCTCGCCGACAGCGTTTGTCAGCGCGCGCACAACACTGCGCCCGGCATCCGTTTTTGCCAGTTTTCCGATGAGCTTTTCCGCCACGTCGTCCGCAGCACCGCCGCCGAACAGCTTGCCCACGTCGAAGATTTTCTCCGTCAGAACGTCAACGGCAGCGGCCGCAGCGCCGTATGCAACCTGTTCGCCCTCGCTCGCGCCGTCAAGACGTGCCTCACGCGACCCGCTGCCATAGGAGCGCAGGCCCATGTTTGCCAGACCCACGCCGGGCAGCAGCGCATTGAGCGCCATGTCCGCGCCGAGCTGAAGGCCACCGCTTGCAATGTCCACAAACGCGCCCGCGGCTTTGCTGCCACCGAGGTTATCTTTCGCCTTTTCGGATGCTTCTGCCGCCGCTGCCGCCGCTTTGTCTGCCTTGGCGTAGATGCTTTCCTGGTTGCGCTTCCGCGCGGCCTCCGCCTTGTCCTTGTCCTCCTGAGGCACGGCGTTGTCCGCGACGGTCACGCCCATGATCTGTGTTCCGCTGCGCTTGTTGAGAAATGTTCCGGCCGCGTTTTCGTAGGCGCTCTTCGCGCCCTCGTAGGCAGACTTTGCGATGTTTCCGCCAGCTTCCGCCGTCTTGCTCTCCTGCATATTGCTCTTGCGGTAATCATCCGAGATTGCCTGATTCGTCAGGGCAAGCGGCGTTGTCGTGTCCGCGCTGTAACCGGCGTCGCCGAAAGCGTTAAGCAGCTTCTCCCAGAAGCTGATGTTCTCTTTCTTCTTCTGCGGCACAGGTTCAGAGATCGGTTTGGTGACAGGTTTCTGCTTGGCAGCAGTGTCTTGCGTCGCCGTCTGACCCCACACCTTATCCATTTTGTATTTTGAGCCGCCGTAAGCCTTCTTGCCGTACTCTCTGTCAATTTTCTCCCGGCTGCTCTTTGCGTACTGTTTCAGAAAGTCAGATGCCATGGTCAGTTACCTTTCCTTAGTTTGCGTTTCGGTAGGTATAAGTACCGTTGCCGTTGACGACCTCTTTCACCTTTCCAGAGTTCACGAGTGCTTCCAGTTCACTTGGTGTCACGCGCCCATAGCCGCGCACCATCACCCAGCCGGGACCGTTCGCGTTCGTGATGTAGCTGTTTTCGTGGTAATCTGCGGCGCTTTTTGGTTTGGTTTTCGGGTCTCTGGCCGAAGGGACCGTGTTGTCGTCACCACCGCCACCACCGCTACCGCCGCCGCCCGTCCTGCGGTTTGATGCCGTGTAGCTCGCCGGATATGCGCCTGTGCGCTCGTAGTAGAGCTTCGGGTTCTGCGCACCCCACACTTTCTGCATCGCGTCGATCTGATCCTGCGAATAGCCGAGCGCGGCATAACCGCTGAAATCGCCGTACTTGGCGAGTGTCGCGGCCTGCTGTTCGAGCCGACTGCGCTCGTTTTCCGCGAGCGTCGTGTCCACGCTCAGCTGCTTGACCGCCGTGTTGACGATGGAGTTATCCACACGCTGCGCCTCGGTATAGAGTGCCTTCGCGCGTGCCGCGTCGTTCTCGCTGATCGCCTGTGCGACCGCGTTCTGATACGCCGTCTTTACCTTCTGCCGCTGCGCTTCGAGGGCGGACATCGCGTCTGCCTCTGCGGACGATACTTTACCCATAGCGGCATTGCGGCTGTTCTGCTGCGAGAGCGCGAGCTGGCTGCCCGCGCCGACATTGATGCCGCTGCCCGCCGACTGTTCGTTTAGGTTTGCGCGGGAAATGTCCGCCTGCGTCGATACCTGCCGCCGCGCCTCGTTGTACGTCTGCGGGATCTTTGCGGCCTGCGCGTCATAGTCCGCCATGTTCTGGTCGTAGGCCGCTTTCAGCGCGTCGGTCTTTGCCTTCTGCTGTGCATCGTAGATCTTGTTGATGCTCTCGCTCTGGTCTTTTGCTTCCGGCAGGACGGTGTTGTTTCCAACGATCTTGAAGCCGCTGCCGTCCGCGCCGCCGCTGTAGCCGTACTTCTTGCGGATAAGCTCTGCCTGCTCGTGCGCCTCATTCATGCCGCCCTGATTTCCGGCCTGATGTGCAGCCTTCCACTGCTCACTGAGCGCGGCAATTTTCTGCTTGTCGGCGCTGTTTATGATTGCGTCGTTGTATGCCATCGTGTCACCTCATCACTTGATAGGGAAGAGGGGACACCGCCGCGCCCGGCAGCGTCCCCCGTGTCGATTGTTATTTATGTTCGAGCAACTGTAGCCGCGCCTCGTGGTCGTTGAGCGTGTCCTCGCTGCGCTCGATCGTGTCCCACATCTCGTTGTGCTCCTTGGCGTTTCCGGCGTCCATGCGGTCAATGCGCGCCGTCAGTGCCACGACTGCGTCCGTGTTTCGCTGGATGATGGTGCTCATCCGCCAGCACGCGCCGAGCAGCGTCAGCACAAACGCCGCCGCCGAGATCAGGTTTGCAACGGTAACTGTCATCGTTAGCCTTCCTTTCTAGGCTCCTCGTAAGTAAGCGCCTGCGCACTGTCAGAGCTGCCTGCCGTCGTTGGGTCGTTCACCACGCCAAGGATGGACAGCAGCGCGAACACTGCGTTGATGATTGCTGCAAGCTGCTGATTCAAAACACCAAAATCCCACTTGTAGCCGAACGGGGCGGCCACCACCTGCACCAGCAGAAGCAGCGCCGGGATCAGCGCCAGCCAGAAGTTCTTATTGCGAATACGTACTTTCCAGTTAATGTTCATAGGTACTACCCCTCCATCACTTGTTTTCGTCCATCATCCGCTGGCACACGATCATCGTGCGCAGCATATCCATTGATACGTCCAGCTCGCCGTGCGCATTGCCTTTCAGTGCACCGCGGTCGATCAGCCGCTGCGTCTCCTCGCGCGCCCAGCCGGGCACGTCGTCGATCGTGGCATATCTGGGGCTGCGCGCGTCCGCGTACCGCTTGCCGATCACCATGCCGCGGATCATATCCCGCGACAGGTCAATGCATCCGTGCTCGTCACCCTGCAGCGCGCCCGCGTCCATCAGCATGCGCACCGTGTCCTGCGCCCAATCGGGCACGTCGTCGATCGTGTTGTACCTCACCATGTCATCCTCATCCTCCTCGTCTGTAGTAGTGTTTTTCGGCGTCAGCATATCCTTAAACGCCGCCCACTGCGCCGGGTCATCCACCCACGGCATGGGGCAGCGCTTGCCCGTCACGTCGTAGTGCCGCAGCACGTGGTCGGTGTCGATGCCATAGCGCTGCATGATCTCCCGCGCCAGCGCCGCGGCGTTGGCCACGGTCTCCGGCTTGATGTAGTAGCTGCCGTCGGCGCGCTTGCGGCTGCACATCTCAATGCCGATGCTGTTGGCATTGCGGCACTCGGGGTGCCAGTACGCCCGCGCGCCGCAGTGCCACGCCGTGTCGCACTCGCGCACGGACTGCATCGCGCCGTGCTCGTCGCAAAAATAGTGCGCGCTGGCCTGCAGGCCGCCCACACGGTGGTAGTAGTCGCAGTTGTTTTTTGCCGTGTCGCCGTTGTTTGCCGTGTAGTGCATCACAATGTACCGCACCGGCTGCGTGCGCCCGGCGCGGTAATTGGCCATGTTGCAAGCAATAAATTCCATCTGTGCCTCCTTTTACGTGATCGGTTCGTTGATTGTAGCGATAACTGCTGACGCATCCGTGCAGATCAGACTCAACCGGAGGTAATGCTCAGAGGGGCCTGTTATAGTGACGATATCTCCGACGGTAGTAAATTTGAGAGTATTCCAACTATATCCGTTGTATATATATCCCGCGACTTTAAACGTTGCCGTTTCGCTGTAACTCACGGCTATGCTTTTCCCATCTTGTGAAGCGGGTAGGCTCGCGCCCTTGATACGTAGAATATCTCCATAATGCAGGTGAATAAGACTCGGCGCGTCCATATTTGCGCCGATTGTTGCCCAACCTGTTTGCGGTTTGTTCGTGCCGCTGCCAGCGCTCAGCCGTGTATCGGCAGAGATTCCAACGGTGTCAATGATGTTTGTGACGACTGCCGCGCAGGTAATTGCGATATTACCAGTTACCTTGGTAATGCTAACGGTACTACCGGACACAGCCGACGTGGAGATATCCACACCACCCATCGTGACGGTGATTGCGCCGAGCTTCTTGAAAGTTCCAGTCGGGGAGAGCGTTGTGGTGTAGGCCGCACCCTCAGCGGCAGTGTCAGCAGTGTTGGATGACGCACAGTTGGTGAGATTGCGTGTAATGTTGTAAGTCACAGACGGTGCAGAGGCCGCCGCAGTGATCGTGACCGCTCCCGTTACCTTGGTGATGTTGATTGCACCGCTGCCGGCCGAGTAAGCAGTGGCCGTGATATCCACGCCTCCCATTTTGACCACTACCGACGTGATCGTCTTTCCGCTTTCCGCCGCGATGGTCGCGGTGTACGCCTCGCCGTAATCCACCTGAGACGCGGCGTTGCTGATCGTGCAGCCTGTGAGATTTTTGATGATCGTCTGATACCAGTGCAGCATATCGGGCGTTCCGTTGGTCATAGCCGCGCGGTAAGCGTTGATATCAGCCATCGACATACCGCACGTTCCAACCGCGAAGTGGACGCACTTGTCACGGAACGTGTCGCCGGAAACGGCATTGATCGCTGAAATCAGTCTTTTCCATTCGCTTTCATTCCGTCGGCGGGCGAGTGCGTCTGTCCCGGAACCGGAATAAAAGGTAGTCAGCTCATAATCCTTGTCGATATCAGACTGGCTCATGCCGAGCAAGCCCTCCAGCACACACGCGAGAGTGCCGGTACGGTCTGCACCCGCTGTGCAGTGAAAATATACCGGCTCCCGGTGCGTTACGGCGTCGATCACGCAGCGAAGATAGAGCTGCCACGTTGCAACCGGGGTCAGAGAGTAGGACGCTGCCTTGTCGGCAATCGTAAACCGCACATCGCTACCAAGCGGGGATTCCGTTGCGACCTCACCGTCGGACGGGTCGCGCCCCTCTCTGCCTCTAAGGTCGATTTCATGCTGCACACCAAGCTGTCCAACCAGCGCCGCCCGGTCTGCGGCAGAGATGCGCCCGCCGCGAATCAGCAGACCGTATTTCACCGTGCCGCCGTCGCACGCCCAACCGCCAAGATCGCGCACGTTCCACGCTTCGGCAGAACCGTCCCGAGTACGAATCCACCTCAATGCGTCCAGCGGTTTGAGTGTTCCGGCCTTTCCGCCCCCGGCGAATGGCGTGAGAACATTTGGCACTTCGTTGTAGTACGTAACGCCGCCAACCGTTTTTCCGATGGGCTTGTAATTGCTTATAACTGCTGTCGCGGGCGCGTATTTTACGATCTGCGACGTGCTGTAGTCGCTTGGGTCATAGGTCACGTTGGCCAGATAATTGTGCACCGCCTCTGGGCACTGATGCCACGCGACCTCCTCCGCGCCAGTGATGCCGCGCACCGCATCGCCCATCTCCGCGACTTTGTATTTCGTTGCAGTGCCATTCTTCTCGCGGATAGCTGCTGCAATGTCCTGTACGGCGGTTTCTTCGTAGAGCTTTTTCATCTCAGTAGCTCACCTCCGTGCCGTCCGGGAGCGCCGCAAGCACGTTGTTTACGATCTCCTGCTTGTCTGCCGCGGTCCAGTAATCCGTGCCTTTAACGGGTGTGTGACCGGCAGCGCCCGGAGTGCCGGGGTCGCCCTTTTCGCCTTTTTCGCCTTTCTCGCCCTGCGCGCCCGGCGCACCGGGCGCGCCGTCCTTACCGGGAGCCCCGGCATGGCCTTGCGGGCCAGCAGGGCCAGCAGGGCCGGTTTCTCCGTTCACGCCGTCCTTTCCGGGTGTGCCTTGCGGTCCAGTCTCTCCGCGTGACGGCTTGCCGGTGTCGGTCGCGCCGAGATACCAGCTTCCGTTTGATCCGATCGTCGGCGTGACGCCGTCCTTGCCTTTAGCACCAGGCGCACCATTTTGCCCGTCAGCGCCGTCTTTTCCCGGCGCACCATCTGCGCCATCCTCGACCGTGGCAATGGCCGTCCCGTCCGCGCTGATTGTCGTTGTCTTGCCGGACTTGGTGGCCGTTACCACCGGGCTGTGGCCGTCCTTCCCCGCGGCGCCGGGGTCGCCCTTTGGGCCTTTAATCACAACAAACGGCGTATCAACAGCTGCGTCTACCTCTTCTCCAAACACATCGAGGCTCTCGGCTTCGATTCTGTCGCTCATTCCATCAGCTCCTCGTCCGTGCATTCCAGCACTTTGATTTTCGGGTTTTTCTTCGGCTTCAGGATATTGCCCGCGCCCTTGAAGTTGCATGTGATCTCCAGCTCCGCCTGCCCCGCGTCGAGGGACAGCGTGTCTTCCTGCGTCAGCGTCAGCAGGAACCGGCCATTTGCGTTGTCGTACCGCACCGCGTCCGGCCACGTCTTGCGCACACTGTCGCCGAGCTTGAACGCGATCTCATCCACGTTGCCAAGTGGGAACACGTCCATATCGTTGAATTTCACGCGCACGGGAACGGTCTTTGCCTCACCGCGTTTGATATATGCCATATCATCACCTCATACTTCCCAAGCCCCGGTTACGCCGTGCGCTGCCAGACATATGCCGCCAGATATGGCGGCATATTGTTGTGAGCCGCACCGCCGCCCGCGCCGCTTGTTTTCGCCAACTTTGCAAACCACGTTTTGTCGCTGACGGAGCTAATACTCGGCCAGCCGATATAGCCGCTCGGTGCGCTGCTGTCGCCGCCGTCGTTGCCGGCATACTCGTCATGGTAGTGGTTTGGCATCTCTGGCGCTGTCAGCGTGTGTGTCGCTTCGCCCCCGGTCGTGCCCGCTTTGTATTTCGTACCTGCCGCCAAGATGAACGTGTCTTTGATCTGCGTCCATGTGCCACCGAACAGCGTTGCCGGGTTGTCGCTGGACGCAGAAAAGTAAAACGCGCCAACCGGGTACACTTTCAGGAAATAGGCATTCAGCACACTGTCCAGAGCGTTACTTGCGAGTTTCTCCTTCGTCACGGCTCCGTCAGCGATCTTGTCCTTCGTCACAGCGCGCATCGCGATCTTGTTGCTGGTGACTGCGGCAGTCGCGATTTTCGCCTGAGTTACACTCTCCCCCGCGAGTTTGCTCTCCGTAACAGCGCCGTTGAAAATATGCCGCTCCTGCACGGCGCTCGAGGCGATTTTGCTCGCCGCGACCGCATTATTCGCCAATTCCGGACTACCAATCGTTTCGTTGGCAATCTGGTGATAAGTCACCGCGCCATTCGCGATCTTTTCCGTAGTCACCGCACCGTCCGCGAGTTTGTCCGTAGTCACAGCCCCGTCCGCAATGCCGCCCTGCGTCACATCGGCGATCTGCGCCTGCACGTTCTCGATCGCTTCCTGCACGTTGGTTTTGTTCACCGCCTCTGTCGCGACAAAACCGATGCATTTTGCTGCGCTTTCACCGCCGAGCGCCGCGACCAGATCGTTCAGCGCCTTTTTCAGCAGGTTTCCAGCGAGGTCAAACTTTGCTTTCAGGGACGCAGCGGACAGGCCGCCAACGTCGTTCGGCTCGTCGTCGAGCTTGGAGATAATGTTCATGTCCTCGTTGCACGTCGGAAGTGCCATTTGTTTTACCCTCCTATCGCACATATCCCGTGAACCGCACGCGGATGTCGGCGCTTGTGACCGTCGCCGTCGTGTCCGCATCATCGTTCGTCAGGATGAGCTTGTAGTATGTAAATTTCTTTGCTTTCAGTTTCAGCCGCGTCATATACGGGCGCTTGTTCGTATTAAACGACCAGTGCGCAAAATTCGCGTGGTCAAACGCTGCGCTGTTGCGGAAAACCAGCTTCTTTGAGAAGTCCGCTTTCCGGTCTGTCATGACCGTCACGGTCATCGACCCGGCGTACGTCGGCACGAGACCGATCCACAGCATGGCGGAGTATTTGCGCATAAAATCCGCGCCGAAGTGCATATTGCCGCTCTCCCAGCGTGCGTCGATTGCTTCGCCGCAGTCGCTGCGGAATGCGTTTGAAATCTCCACAAGCGTGTTGCCGCGCGCGCCGAGCAGCCTGCCGTATACACGGTAAAAGTGCTTGACAGGGAAGTTCGTGTACAGATACCACACATTGAGACCGTAGTTGTGCACAATGGCCGTGTCACCATATACGCAGTACCATTCTTTGCGGTCGTTGTCGTCCCAGCAATACGCCTGACGTAGGTCAAAGTCTTGCAACGCTTTCCACACGCGGTCGGAAATGCGCTTCGCCTGCCGTTCGTCGATCGTCAGGTTGCTGGAGTAGCTGCTGTTGTTTTTCCATGTGTAGACGCTCTCCCCAAACAGGGTGTAAGGGCTGTTGTCCACAAGCCGCACCTGACCGGGAGCTGTGTTGCCAATGGCCTTGTTTACTTGCGTCCAGTAAAATGCAGGGAGGATTTTGCCTTCTGCGTTCGTCACAGTGCCGTACTGCACGGAGTATGCGCTGTCCTCTTTGAACGCCAGCAGTCTGGAGTAGTGGCGGATCATCGCCGTGATCGGCGTGTTTTCGTCGCCAATGTCCAGCGCGTTCATGTCAGGGAAGTATTCGGCGGTCGGGTTGCCGTCAATGTCCAGCCCGGAGTACAGCGCCTTGTTGCTTCCGTCGCCATAGAGGAACACGCGGTTGTCCGTCGCACCGTTGTAAAGCTCTGCAAACTTCATTGCCCTGACCGCACCGGAATCATCGGATGCCACGGTGTATTCCACCTCATACACATCCGCACCGGCAGGGGGCGCACTCGTGAATGTGATCTTGCCTTCTGCAAACGTATAGTCCGTACCGGCTGCCAACGCTGCGCCTGTTGCCCTGTTTTTCACGCTCACAGACAGCGTTCCGTCCTCCGGGCATACATACACCGTGGACTTTCCGTCCGTAGCAATGCGGTATTTTCGCTTGCTGGATAGCTTGTTGATCTGCTCCAGTTCCGTGCCGCTGCCGTCCGCACCGACGCCCACAAGTACGGTCGGTACATACCCGGTCACATCGGAGAGCTTGTAGCCGTCAAACACCTTGTACTGCGTGCCGTTGAGGATATAGAGTTTTTCCCGGAAACCGAAAAACTCCGTATGTGCATCTGCGAGCGCGCCCAGCTCCGAGGCCGCCGTAGTGGCTGGAAATCCGATTTTCCACAGCTTCCCGGCAGCGGCCGCTACCTGCACATATTCGCCGCCGACGTAGCCGCACCACGTTCCCTGAATTTCTCCGGGGAACGTATGCACAGCTTTCATACCTGGGCGCTTTCGCAGCGCGCCGTCCTGCGTCACGCGCCAGTTGCGCATTTCGGATGCCTCACCAAGTTTCAGACTTGTGTCGTCGCTGCCAGCCTGATTGATACCGAGCCATTTCTGGATTCCGACGATCTTTTCATTCATGCGCGTCACCAGCTCCCGAACTCGCTATACTCGATGCCACCGTACACATCCTCGACCGTGCCCATGCTGCACTGCGCGTTTGCCTTGTGCATCGTCACGATCTCGTTGTAGCGCCGCTTGAACCGGTCGGATGCCTCCGGGTTCTCGTCCGTCAGGAGAGCGGAAGCAAGGCCGTATGGCATCGCACCGAGCGCAAGCGTGTTGTCGATCTCCGAGATCGTGTCGTCGAATTCCTCGACAGGCCGCCAGCCGGAAGCAGTTTTTCCGGCCTTCTTCGTCTCCGAAAACGGGTACAGCTCCGCGATCATGGTGTTGATGATCGACACGGCGCGGTATTTATATTCGTCCGTGTCCGTCGTTTGCGGTTTCCCGCTATCGCTCAGCTCGTCCATGATGGACATTGCCGCGTCAAACACGTCGCTGACTTCTGCCATGAAATCACCTCGTTATCTGAAAATAGGCGGCGGGATTTCCCGCCGCCTTATCCGTTGCCTCAGGCGGTAGCCGTCATAATGCCGGAATCGAGCGCGCCGGTCTTGCTGGCGTAAGCCTTGACCTCCGTGCCTGCGGCAATGCCGGTCGGCTTCGCGCTGGCGCTGTAGGTCTTCGCCGTGGAGGAAGTCTTCGGGTTGCTGCCGTCGGTGGTGTACTTGATGGTCTCACCTTCACCGGCAGTCAGCGTCAGCGTGCCGCCGGAAACAGACATCGTCGGGGTCGCGCAGCCCGCAGTCGCGTGCACGCCGATGGCGTATGCCTTCTTGTCCAGCACGAAGCTGTCGAACATCACGCGGTACTCCGCCACATCGCCGTCGATGCCGAGCGGGTTCTTCTGGATGCGCATGGTCTGGTTCTTCACCGGGTCGACGCTCGCGCCCTTGCGGAAGATCACGAAGTTGACGCCTGCGGGCAGATAGCTGTCCGGGATGGCGTACACGTCGTTGCCGTCGAGCTTGCCCAGAGAACCGTTTGCGACGGCGTCCTTGCCCAGCACGTCAATGCCGACGATGTAGTCCGACAGCTTGCACTTGGCAAACAGCGTGTGGCCGATGAAGATCGCGCGGTTGTCGGTCGGCACAAGATGGTTGGACATCTCCGCGCCCATGTTGACAATGGCGTCGATGGCCGTCTTGCCGGTCAGCGCGGTCGCGTTGACGGTCACAACACCGGCACCGCCGACCCACTGCTGCAGACGGTACTTGTCGATGCTCGGAGTGACCTTGCCGTCCCACGTCGCCTTCATGCGCGCGTTGCACTGCTTGACGTTAAACTGTTCGGCAGCGTTGCCCGCGTCGATCGAGAACGTGCCGCCCTTGTCCTGCGTCATGCGCATGGTCTGCACAGTGTCGCCCAGCTCTTTGATCGCGCCGAAGCGGTTGGAGCCGCTGCGGGTGTAGTCGCCGAAGTCGCCCTCGTCGGAGCTGTACACGTTGATTGCGTTTACGCCAACAAAGTCGTAGTCCTTACCGGCGAATGCGTCGGTCACGCTCTTCTGGTGAAAACGTTCGTCGAGTTTCGTGCTATACTTGTTTGCAACGTTGATTGCCATAATGTAATTACCTCACTTAAAAATTCAGAATTTCAGGCGGAGGCAAGCCCTCATTTCACGCGGTCAGTTTCCGTCGTACCACAGCGCGTCAAACGCTTCGTCGCTGCCGGCCTTCCCGGCGCTGCTCTGGCTGCCGGTGCTCCTCGCGGCGTTCGCCGCGTTCCGGTCGCGCGTCTCCTGTTCGGATTTCATGCGCGCGATCTCTGCCTCCAGCGCCTTGTTGCGTTCTCTTGCGTAGGCCGAAACCAGCGTTTCACCGCGGTTAAAGGCTTCCCACACGCCGTTCGGAATGGAGGCCGGGTCAACGTCGGGATAGGCTTTTGCAAATGCGTCAAAGCACTCGCCGCGCCACTTCTCGTTCGCTGCCTGCTGCTCCTGCTCCTGCTTCTGGGGCGCCAGTGCTGCCCGTTCCTGATCGAGCGCGCGGCGCTCTCTGTCGAGCTTTACACGCTCGAGCGCCATGCCGTCGTCGTCGATGCCGTATTTACTCTTGGTAACGGCAATGAGCATATTTTCCACAAGCTCCTCGACGGTTGTGCCGCTCTGCTTTGCCAGCTCCTGCAGCGCGTTCTCGTGTTCCGTGAGCTGCGCCAGTTGCTGTTTCTGTTCGGACACCTGGGTTTCCAGCTGCGTGTTCTTCTCGGTCACGCGGTCGTAGTCCATGCCCTTCTGGGCGAGCGTTACGACCTCGTCCCGGTTCACATTTTTCGTCTCGCCGAGGTGCTTGAGCTCAAACAGTTGGCCGTCTGTCTGCGCCTGCTGCTCCTCGTTCTCGCCCGTCTGTGCGGCATCTGCATCCTGCCCGCCGTCGTTCTGTTCGATCTCCGGCGCGGCGTCGTTGCCCTGTGCCTCCGTGTCCGGCGCGCCCTGCGCGTCGTCCTCGACGTCGGCAAAGCTGTCCGCCGTGATGTCGCTCCAATCGTCTGCGTCCGCCGTAAAGGCGGTGTTCATTTCGTCTTCCATGTCAAAATCCCTTCTCCCGCTATGGTTGGCGGGTGCGGCGCTATGGTCGGCGCCACGTGTTGAAATTTATCCGGTAATGTATTTGCAAGGCGGTTTTCCGCCGAGCGTTCGTTATTCGGTCGTTCCGGTCTGCATGACCTTGCGCTGCAGGTCGCCGAAGCCGCCGCCGCCGCGAATGGGCGTCTTCTGGCCGAGATCGACCAGAGCGCCGGTCTCCGGCGTGCCGCCTGTGCTCTGTTCCTCCGGCTGCATCATCTGCTGCTGTGTCGCCTGCTTGCGCGAGGCGATCAGCTCCTGCCGCTTCGGGATGTAGCCGTCCGGGATGCGCTCAAGGTATTCCTCGATCGTGATCTTGTCCTGCATCAGCAGGTTATCCAGTGTCTGCACCGACGCCATCTCCGACCAGTACGAGCTTGCGCCGACGTCCAGCTTCAGCGCCATCGGCATATCGTTCAGAATGCCGTAGTCGAACAGCACGGTTTCCAGCTCCTCCGGGTCTTTCCCGGCAAATGCGAGAATGTCCGAGCCGACGTCCGGCATAGACACCTGCACTTTGCGCTTTCCGTAGTACGCCGCCATGAAGTCCAGATAGATGCGCCCCAGATCCTCAATGGATTTGTAGAGGTTCTGTTTCGTGATCTCCGACGGGATGCTGGCTGCGCGCTGCAGGGCGATAATGGCCGATGTGTTGTCCGGCCGCGTCTCGCCAAGCGCTGCGCTCGTCGCACCGAGAAACTGCCGCGTATAGTCCACGCTCGTCTGGATAAACTGCGCGATCTGCGGGCTGATCTGTGCCGGGTCGATGATCTTTGCCACGCCGGACACGTCGCCGCCGTTGACGCCGATCGCAGCGCCGACTGCGTTGTTCCACTTCGGAATGCGCGTCTTGTCGTAGACCGTTCGCGGAAACGCGCTCGTCATCAGCGAGATCATGGACATGGCAAACAGCTTATTGACAAAGATCTGGTTCGGGATCAGGCCAGTCACGAGCGCCTGCCCGTGATAGCTGTCGGGAATGTAGTCCCAGTTGATCCACGTCACCGGGTAGAGCCGCAGCCCCATGTCCCACGGCTCGCGCAGCATGACGCGCCCGGAGACTTCGCACGCCCACACCGTGCCGGTCTTGCGTTCCTTCCACATCCGCAGCAGTACTGTGCTGCGCTCTGAGCTATTTTTGTAGCTGTCAGTGTTGTGGTTCTCGGTGTCCGGCTGAATGTCGTTCCAGCGCGGATTTCCGGCCTCCTGCGCTGCTCTGCGCAGCTCCTTCGTCATTTCTCGCCGTTCGATGAGAATGTAGGGCTGCTTCTGCGGGTCGCGGCACGCTGTGTTGCCGAAGCCGACGCGCATATTGTCCACAATCTCCGTGCGGATGCCGCCGCGTAGGCCGAATCCGGCGTCAACCGTGTCGTCCCAGAACGTGAACAGGCAGCTATCACCGTCCACCGCGGCGTTGCGCATATACTCGCGCACAAGGTTCGGCACGCGGTTGAATTCAAACAGCCGGTCAAACTCCTTGTTTACGACCTCCGCGACACGTTCTACGTCCTCCGGTGTGCGCTCGCACGCAAGCGGAGTAGCCTGCATCTTAATGTTGTCGGTCGTGATGTTTGCAACGGAAAACAAAACGACCTGTTTCAGGAAGTTGTATACCGGCGTCGGCAGGCCCTTCGCATCCACGCCCTCCCATTGCTTGCCAATGAAGAAGTTCTCGTTGGCGCGCACCGTCTCGTCGAGGTTGACAGCGGTGTTGTAGCCGAGCATTTTCTGGTACTCTGCCTGTACCTGCTCCGGCGTGATCTTCTTGCCGAACTCGTCAGGCATCGTCGCTCACGTCCTTTTTCCCGGCCATCAGGTAGCTGTAGTTCATGAGGTTGGACACGCCGTTGGAGAAGTCCTGCGCCATCTGCAGCGCCTGTTCCACCTGCTCAGCGTGCTCCTCGTCGAGCTTGTCCGCTCGCTCGCACAGTGCGGCCGCAGTCTCTTCCAGTGCCTCTACACGCTTTTGTAGCTGCGACACGTCAAGTGACGTATCTGCCAGCATGTCCATCGTCGCGTCCTGAAAAGCCTGCAGCTCGTCGTCCCAGCGCCGCAGGTTTACCATCGTCAGCACAAAGCACGCCGCGATCACCAGCAGGCCGATCAAACTGATAGTGTTCATGTCTTCCTCCTAATAGCTGATATATCCGGCAGACGGTGCGTCTCCGGTCATGAATTCCTCGTAGTCCTCCTGCGCGTCCTCGTCCTCGTAGATGATCTCCGAGGGGTTTGCGTCTCTTGCGTCTGCGCGCATTGTTCTCGATACGCAGTAGTAGCGCACGGAATCGACCGTGTGCGTGATCTCATGCGGCTCTTTCGCGCAGTCGTTCGGGTTGCGCTCGTCCGCCTGAATGTCCTCGAGGTCTCCGATCGTCCGTTCACAGGTCTGGAAAATTACAAGCCCCGGCTTTCCGTCCGGCATATTTGCGAGCGCTTCTTTCACCTGCAGGAAACCCTGCACGCGGTTGTTGCTCGCCCGCACGATGGGCACGCCGCACTGCATGAACACCTCTGCCATCGTCTTGCCGGTGTCCTTCTGGCGCGACCAGATATCCGGCGGGGCAAAGGTGATCTCGATGTGCTCGTCCGGCATCGTCATGTCGAGGATCTGCTTTGCTGCATCCTGCACGATCAGCCCCGGCTGCACCAGCTCGCGGTACATGTACGAGCGTCCGTTTTCGTCCACCGCGTACCAGCCAACGGCAAGCATATCCAGACCGTAGTCGAGCGCCCTGTACCGCTTCCAGTGCTTTGGGATCTGGAACGGCTTGCAGGTGTGCGTCGCCTTGCTAAATTCCGGGAAATACGTGCCGCACAGTGCGTCCCAGTCGCCGTAGCGGTGCGCCTTGCGGATGTTCTCCGGCAACTGAGATAGCGCCTGCAGATAGCCCGGAGAGGATTCAAGCAGGTCTTTGTTGTCCTCGACCGTTGCGAAAATGAAGCTGTAGTCGTCCGGGTTCTCGTTCTCCTCCGGATTGTCGGAATCTGTCTTGAAATTTCGGTCGATAAACAGGCGCTTGACCCATCTGTGCCCGACACCGCCGGGGTTGCACGTCAGATAAAAGCGCTTCGGGATCTCGTTGACGCCGCGCAGGCAGCCGCCGAGAAAGCGAAATTCGCGCTCTGTAAACTGCGTCGCCTCATCCATGAAGATCCAGTCGTATTCCTGGCCTTGGTATTCGCTCTCGGACGTGATGCCGCTCCAGTGGCCGAAATGGATGGTCGAGCCGTTCTGAAAGTACAGCGTGTGCAGTGTGCCGTTGTAGCTAGTCAGCTCCTGCGGCACCATCTTCAAAATCGGTTCGATGTGGTTCGACTGCAGTTCCGGGTATGTCTTTCGCACGATGAGGATGCGGATGCCCGGCCATGTAAACGCGCCGCCTACCGCCTTGATGCGAACAGCGTGCGTCTTGCCGCCGCCTCGCGCGCCGCCGTAGGCCGTGTACATTGTCCGGCTCTGGTAGAACAGCAACTGTTTCTCGTTCGCGTGTCCCGGATCCCATGTGAAATTTGTCTGCGTGCTTCGCTTCTGCTTCGGCATGGCATCCTCCGTAAATGCAGAAACGGAGCCAACTGCATTCCGCAGTCAGCTCCGTTCAGCTCTTATGCCCGGCCGTTTCCGGGCACGTCGTTATTCTGTTTCCCGAAAGGCGACCTTGCGCTTTACTTCCAGCACAAGCACGCCGTCTTTCGTTTGCTTTACCTCGGCAGTATTCCCACGGCCGATAATGTCCAGAATCGCCCGGAGGAGATTTTCATTTTTCTGCATAGGGTACCTTCACATTGCCGCCCCGGCATTTTTCCGCCACCCGTCAAGGTAAATGACAGGCGCGGCCTTGCTCACCGGTTGATAGCCCATCCGCACACCGTAGCCGCCGCCGTAGTCCAGCGCAGCCGCGGTGTTAACAAACAATCGTTCAACCGGCTCCGCGCTCCTCGTAGAAGCGTTCGTCCGGAAAAAGCAGTCCTTAAACACGGCAGGGGAGTGCGTGTGCCCGCAAACATAAACGTCTGCGTCAACAATCTGCGCATAGTCTGCAAGCCGGTTGATCTTGCCGCCAATCTTGCGCCCACCGCCGTTTCCGTGGTTGACGTAGATAGAATACGTCGTTTGCCGTCCCTCGCTCTTGCGCCGGGAGTTTTCGCCGAGTGATACGAATACGAGCGCTGCGTCCGGAGCGTACCGGTCGCCCGCGCCCAGCTCGTTTGCGATCAGCCATGTAATGTCGATGCCGTCTGCGCGATATGTCCGCTCTTCGTGGTTGCCGGGAACAGCGCACAGGATGCGGCCCTTGAGCGGAGCAAACGTCTTGTTTGCAAGCTGGATCTGCTCCATCGGGGACAACTGCGTGCTGTAGATATCTCCGATGCTGTTTCGCGTCGCGTTGTCGATCAGGTCGCCCGCAAGAATTGCATAGGCGTTATCCTTTGCCGCAATGTCCGCCACGCGCTTTTGCACGCCGCGAATATCGCAGTTCGGGTCGGAAAGATGTACGTCCGCAATGACGTGCACTTCGATTTCGTTTTGCTGCTTCGGCAGCTCCACACGGATAACGTGCAAACGCTTCACCTCATTCGTTACACGGCTGTTGCGCGCCTCGCTTATAAACCAATTCCGAGCAGCAGCTCAGCGCGCCAGCCTCCCGCTACAGCAGGAAAGCTGCTTTCTGCCGGTTTTTCACGCTCCGGTCAATCCGGTCGTCTGGTCTTGGTGGCAGCCCCCGGGCTTGCACCGGGCGCGTCCCTCTTAGAAAGCTGCCGTAGAAAGGGAAGCTGCGGCATCCTGACTTGCACAGGATTTCAGCGGAAAGGAGATGAAACGCTTAGGCCACTTGCCGCCGCAGCAGTGTTTACCGTCGCTTCCGACGCTTGATTCCCGGATAGTGCCGGGTTCACATTTGCTCTGCGCCGTCATAGTTTTTTGAAAGTGAGCAACAGGCACAGGAGGCCCGGCCTTTTTCCGGCGCGGAGTGGCCTCGTTCGCAAACGCGGACAGCAAGCACTCAGCCGCAGCGCGTATCCTGCGCCCGCATTCGGCTTGTTGGATTAAGCGTTACTTGAAAGCACTGTCGCCGCCGATCCCGTCTGTCTTGATCGTCAGCTCCTGCGCGTGAACGTCGATCACAGGCTTGTCGATGTACCCGCCGTTTTTCGGTTGCTTGAGCAGGAAGATGATCCCGCCGCTGCCCTTCGGGTTTTCAGCCACCATGCGTGCATAGACCGCTTCCCGGTATGAAACCAGCTTCTCGAGCTGCTCTCCATATCCGTCATATTCCCCGCATTCGTTTGCCCGCCATCGCGCAAGTGTGCGCGGCGCAATGCCGAGATACTTCATCAGCGCATAGTCGTCCATGTACTGTTTCCCGTCCTCGCACTGCATGATAAACTCGTCGATCAGAACGCCAAGCTCTTCGGCGGTTTTGATTTTGCGCGGTCTTGCCATAGAATCACCCCATCACTTATAGTATAGCATCAAACGTCGCAAAAACTAAATGCACAACCCCAGATAATGTATGAAATACCTTTGGAAAGACGTGTACGATTGTAAAGACGTGGAAAACATAGCGGGTTGAGCTTGCGCTGAGCGGGACGATGTTTGGCGGGAAGTCTCAAAAGGCTGTGTGTCGTAACGCATGGGCTGTCGCCTGAGAGCCGCCCCGTTTTTCCGGCACCCCGGGGGGGAGGGGGGGAGGGGGGCACACCCGGAAACGTCGAACGAAATACACACCACACACCAGCGCGCGCCGTGGATGATTGGCCGCGCGCCTGAACACCTAATTGCCATTGACGCATGACACTGCATACACTGCGCATGAACTGAATAAACTACCAGCCTTGCAGAACGGAAACACCGCGGAAACCATGAGTTATTCGGCAAAATGTAGGTTATGCCGAATTTACAAATTGATGAAGCCATTGAAAATACTAGCTTTTTGCGAAACTGCATGAATATGCATAGTATGCAGCACCGAAAACGGTCACGAAAAGTGCATCAGTATGCACCAGATCGCCGCCACAAAACCAGCCACAGCAAGCCCCACAATTTTTTTATCCGATGCCACAACGCGAATTTTGTACGGGATAATGGGATCATATCATCATCATATCATCATCACATCACTGCATCACCGGCACGCAGCCAGAGCAACACCCACGCAAAGAGGGGGGGACTATAGGGGGGGTAATTTACATAGCTAAGTAATAGCTATTACACAGCTATACCGTAGCTATTACATAGCTATGTCATAGCTATTTAAATATCTATTCCATACCCGCGAGACACTCAACGACCAAAGAAAAGAAAAGGAAAGTATAGAGGGAGAGATCGCCCACGCAAAAAATTTTTGCAAAAAGGGCTTGACATACTGCATCGAGTATGCTATCTTGTAAATGCAGCCGGGGAACGGCAGCGAAAGGAGATGATCCCCGCGGCAAGAAAAACCACCACCAGCACGGAAGTAAAACGCCGGTATAATGACCGCGTTTACTGCAAAGTTCAAGCGGAGCTGCCACGCGATACGGTAACGGCATTCAAGGCCAAGTGCAAAGTCAAAGGCATATCGCAAGCAAGCGTTTTACTTGAAGCCATCGAAAACTTTTTAAGGGACTGAACGTCCCTTAAAAATAAACATACTCGATTGAGTATGCCATACATGAAAGGAGAACAACTATGAAATACTTTACCAACATCCGCACCCTTGACGAGCTGAAAGCAGCTTACCGCCGTCTCGCCCTGAAGTGCCACCCCGACATGGGCGGCAGCACGGAGATCATGCAGGAGATCAACGCCGAGCATGACGCGCTGTTTGAGCAGCTCAAGCGCCAGCACAACGCCCACGCGGACGAGTACCACCAGACCACCGAGACCGCCGAAGAATTCCGCGAGATCCTCGACGTGTTGCTCGGGCTTCCCGGGCTTACGGTCGAGCTTTGCGGCTCGTGGCTCTGGATCAGCGGCGAGACGCGCCAACACAAGGACGCGCTAAAAGCCGCCGGTTGCCGCTGGAGCAGCAGCAAGACGATGTGGTACTGGCGGCACCCGGAGGATGCGCGCGGACACTACCGCGGCAAGCGCAGCATGAACGAGATCCGCAGCAAGTACGGCAGCCAGGTCTTTGACGCAGACGGCCGCGAGCGCACCGCATACAACCGGCTTGGGGCGACGGCGTAAGCCGTCCCCGGCCGCGCTCCGTCCGCCGGTAAAAGTCCGGCGCTGATGAGCAAGAGCGAAACGGAGGTTGCATCATGTATCAGATTATCAAGTATTGCCGCGATTGCGGCGCTTATTCCGGCCGTGAGTTTGGGCGCAAGGCCGACGCGGTGCGGTATGCCCGTGCTTGCGTCTGCCCAGATTGGGAGTATGTCGCGGTTATCAGCACGCGCACCAAGCGCGTCGATGTGCTCAAGGGCGCGCCGATGATGGTGCGCTATGCGCCCGGATGCACCGAGTACAAGCGCGGGAAGCTCTGCGCTATCTATGGGGGGTGATTACAACGAGTTATCACGATTTGCTTACCATGTACGGCGGCGAGCAGCTCGAAGCCGAGCAGCGCGTATATATCTACGTGCAGCAACCGAAGCGGTATAAGACGCCGGAAGACATCGCCCGCAAGGATGCCGACATTGCGCGCCAGATCGAGCGCATGCAACGCTTGATTGACGATTTGCGCGACTATCGCGTAGCACTGGCGCAGCGGTACGCCGAGCTGGAAACGATGCCTTACACGCGCGTTTTGACGCTCAAGCGCGACCCGAGCTATAAGGGCCGCATTACCTACTGGGTGACGATCACGCGCCGGATGTCTGACGGCACGGAGACCGACGAACTGTGCGAGCAGTTCCACGGTCAGGATCGCGCGAAAGCGTTTGCTCGCTTCGCCGCCCTGCAAAAGCAATACCCCGGCATTGCATCCGTTAAGGATGTAGCTCGCAGGAGCTGGGAATAATGGGAAAGCATTGACATTGATCGTTAAGTGCGGTATGTTTTCGTTAAACGTAGTTTTCAGGGGGTATATATCATGATGCAGACGATTAAGGGCACAGCCTCGCGCAATGTTATTTTTGGCGGTATCACTTACGTGTTGGCGGAAGATATCTATTATGACGCTAAAGATTGGGCGCCGATCGAGCCACGCGCACAGGTCAAAAGCCCGGAGGGCGCAGAAATATATTGGTATTTTCCAGATGCCGACAGTCTCGCCGCGTGGATTGATACCGACAATTTAGATACTTGTATACAGGGTGTTTTGACCATGGATTAGGATAGTCACATATACAATAACAGCCGTACCGGATATATTCCGGGGCGGCTTTTTTGCGCTTTCCTAGCCCGCTGGAGCTGGGAATAATGGTAACGCCCGGCATCCTGCACAACTTCAGCCCCAATTTTTGTGCATATTTATTTCAAATAAACTCGATGTTTCTGCTGACTTTATATAAACTCTGTTATATATTTAAACCATCAAAAGGGAAAACACGATAGGCCGACAGGCTGGAAAGGACTATATCATGGCAAAAGCAACTGCAACCTGCACCTGCGCCACCTGCGGCGCAATGTTTACGCGCACCAAAATCTGCCGCAATCGCCGCGAGGCGGATGGCTGGGAGGTGTGGGCAGCCGCAAACTTTGATGAGTGCGATGCTTGCTACACTGCGCGCAAGGCATCCGAGCGCGAGGCTGCCGCAGCAGCAGAGACTGAGCTGCCCCTGACGCTGCATATGACCGGCTACCCGTACAAAGACAGCACGCCGGTCGTCCTGTTTTTCGGCGGCGACACCATGCCGCACAAGGATGATATTAAGGCGCTCGGATACCGCTGGGTCTTTGCGGATGACTACATCACCTACGGCTACAGTGTCCAGCGCGGGGAGCAAAAGTGGATCAAGGTCGTCCCTCAGGAGGACGCCTACGACGAGATCAAGCGCGCGAAGGCGCTCGGCGCCGTGATCGACGATAGCATTGTAGATACGGAGTATCTTGCCAAACAAGCCGCCGCCAAGCGCGAGCGCGTCGCGGCCGCTGAGGCATCCGGCATCACGGAGCCGGTCAAACCGGTATGCTACCCGGCCGGCCGCTGGAACGGCAAGGTCTACGGCACGGCGGCTTATGGCTACCGTATCTATGTTGATAACGCTGAGGTGCAGATCAGCGGCGATGACGCCGACGCGCTCAAAAAATACGCCGATGCTCTGGAGGTCTGGCGCAAAGCAGTAAAAGCAAAGGAGTAGCCATCGCAAACCACCAGCCTCCCGGCGATGCCGGGAAACAATCGAAAGGAGAATTTTACCATGAAAAAGATCATCAACAAAAAGCTATACGACACTAGCACGGCGACGTGCATCGCTGAGTACAGCGGCCCGGCGCGCGTGTCGGACTTCAGCTTTTACCGCGAGACGCTGTACCGCAAGCGCACAGGGGAGTATTTTATCCACGGCGAGGGCGGCGCGAGGTCGCGCTATGCATCGTATGAGTATGGGCTGATGTCGTGGGGCGAGCAGATCCTCCCACTGACCTACGACACCGCGCGCGATTGGGCCGAACACCACATGGACGCGGACGCCTATCAGGACGAGTTTGGCCCAGCCGCAGAGGACGATTCGCGCACGGTGATGAGTCTTTCCGTTCGCGCCGACACCGCTGATAAGGCGCGCCGCGCCGCGGCCGCGTCAGGCTGCAGCATCTCCGAGTACGTCGAGCATGCGCTGTTGGCGCAGCTTGGAGGAGATACAGATGCGTGACCGAGCACGCGGTTAGCATTTCGCTAGCGAAATGCGTCTGCATTATGCGAAAAATAATCGTAAATCCGCGACGTTTTTCGCACCGCAAAGATTTCCGAAAGCGCCGCGAAGCATTGATAAACAAAGAAAAACCAGCAATCTCAATGGATTGCTGGTTTTCTTAATTTGGAGCGGGATACGGGAATCGAACCCGCCTATCCTGCTTGGGAAGCAGGTGTTCTACCAATGAACTAATCCCACAGGTGCAATTATTATA